TCAGGGGCGAGAGCCCCCGCCCGTGATGATCACCTCACCCGCTGGCTTCGCGCCCTTGCCCTGCAGGCTGTAGTGGGTGCCCACGCCCTCGATGTTGAACCGGCCGAAGATCCGGCGCACCTCCGGCCTGTCATTAAGCGACAGGATGAACCGGCCCCGGATCCCGGCCAGCTGCTCGGCCATCAGCTCGAACTGGCCCTGGTCGAACATGCCGGGCCCATAGTCGCCCTCACAGTCGAAATACGGCGGGTCCAGATAGAAGAGCATCCCCGGCCGGTCATAGCGGCGCACGAAGTCCGACCAGGTCAGCTGCTCGATGACCACGGTCTCGAGGCGACGGCCCGCCGCCATCAGGTCGGCCCCGACCTTTGACGCCTGGAATCGGCTGGCCCGATCACGGCACATGCCAAAGTCCTGGCCGGTCACCTTGCCGCCGAACGCCACCTTCTGCAGGAACACAAACCGCGCGGCCCGCTGCAGATCCGTCAGCTGCGTCGGGTCCACCCGCTGCTGGTGGTCAAAATCGGCACGGCACTGCAGCTGCAGGCTGATCAGGTCACACAGCGCGCCCGGGTGCGCCCGCATGCAGCGGAACAGGTTCGCGACCTCACCCGACAGGTCATTGATGATCTCGCACTTCGGTCGGCTACGCCGACGAAAGAAGACACCACCCATGCCGACAAAGGCTTCGGCATAGGCTTCATGGGGCGTGGCCTCGATCAGCGCGCACAGACGCCGCGCCAGATTGCGCTTGCCGCCGATATAGGCGGCAACCGGGGAAACAGGGTTCACGGGCAGGTGGGTTGTTGCGTTCACAAGCGACTCAATCACGGATAGCGCCCGCCGGTCAGGCCGGTGGCGGGGCGAGAAGGGGGTGCACCCCTGGACGTGCTGAGTTCACGCTCGGCGGCTCGGGTGTTAGCGCACCCGGCCCCCGCCTCTATCGAACCGGGGACGGCGCCGGTCCATCACACCAGTCCTCATCCCGGATAGCCCCGGCCGTTTGTGCCGTGCGGTGCTGACAAATCACTTCTTACCGCGCCGCCGCCTATTCGCCGCCTGCTCCTTCGGCGTGGCCCAGCGACAGTTGCCGGGCTCGTAGTCGCCGTCATTATTGTCCCGGTCCAGCGTGAGGCCTCGCGGACGCTCGCCCATGTCTTCAACGAACGAGCGAAAACTATGGCGCCACCGGTCACATACCTTGATGCCACGGCCACCCCAGCATTCGAAGCGCGTCGTCCTCGGATTTTCGCAGCGGGCGATCATGGACTGCCAGCTTCGATAGGTGAGGTACTTGCCTCGTTCCATTGACCGACCGTGTGTCTTGTTCGCCGGTGTATGTTCGACCTTTGCACATCCGCAACTGGTGGTGTGGCCGGATAGGAGGTTCTGTGTTTGGACGATCGTCGGATTGCCGCAGTCGCATCGGCATCGCCACATCGTTCGCGCAAACTGACCTGGATCGAAGGCCGAGATCGCCACCAAGCGACCAAAGCGCTGCCCCTCAAGATTTCGTCGACGGGAACGGAAGCCGTCAAGGTGTCCGCATCCGCAACTCTTTGATCGTCCGGATCTGACGCTGGCGAGATTAATCTCTTTGGACTGGCCGCAGTCACACCGAAACAGGCCGCGCGACTCGCCTTTCAGTGAGGCGCAGCGCTCGACGAATGTAAGTCGCCCAAACCTAGCGCCCGTAGGGATCGGCTTTGTCGCCATCAGAGCTTTTGTAGTCCATGCGCCGCTTCAAGCAGCGCGTTCCACGACGTCTCGCGCACGCTCACCCATATGAATCCTTCGGGCAGCTGGGGCATTGCGCACTGGGTCGATGCTGGGGTCGGGACGGTGATAGCAACGGGCGCTCCCAACAGGCTGCCCAAGACCATGCGTCGTGTGGTATTGGTTCGTCCAGCTTGTGCCATGTCGATTTCCTATGGATCGAAGGTTCAGGTCAGGGCTGGAGCGAGGTTGCCGCCTTGCTCCAGCCTGCCTTATCCGATATCCATTACGCTTTCGACTGTCAATAACGGATATCGGTTATATGGGGCGTCCGCCGATCGGATCGACAGCAGTGATGGTCAAGGTGCCGCCGGCCCTGATGGCTGCCGTTGACCGCTTCATCGTGGAAGAGCGACCGGGCATTAGCCGTCCGGAAGCGCTCCGCATCTTGGCTGCAGAGGCGCTGGCCGGAATGGGCATGCTCGATCCTGACGCTTAGATCTCGCGCCTCGGCTCGGACCGTTCCCGGAAATCGACCACGCGTATCCCCAGCCAGTCATTGATCGCCCCAAGCCGCATCTTCAGCGGGATGATCTCGGCCTGGTGAAACACGGCCTCGGCCTTCTCGACGTCGCCGAACCCGCCTGCCGTCTGCGGGATCACCCCCAGCAGCTGGGGCGGCACGCGGTGCGCGGCCAGCACATCATCGCGTGTGGCGTTCTTGATGCCGACGAACTCATCCTTCGCGGCCGCCTCGCCCGGGTGAAGGATCTGGATCGAGTCCTTCTTGCCGTTCGGCAGGTGGATGAACAGCGAGCGGAAATTCCCAACGCCCTTCGTGCTTCGGACGGCTTCCTGGATCGCATCGGCGTCGGCATCGCTCAGCCCGCCTTCGCCGACGTAAAGGATGAAGCCGGCATGGGCGCCCGAGATATAATACCGGCGCCGGAACAGAGTCGCCGCCTCATTCAGGAAGGCCGACTGCAGGGCGCTCAGATAGTCGGGCACGCCATAGATCTCCTGATCCAGGCTGGGCTGCATCAGCTGCAGCACAGCGCCCTTCCGGAACCAGTGCTCCTTCATATAGGCCGACAGGAAGACGAACGCCCCGGGCTCGACGCCGCGGCGGGTGTATTTGGCCAGGCTGCGGCGCAGCGCCATCGGCCGATTGACCAGATTGGTCACCTGCTCGACGTAGCACTGCCCCATGACCAGATAATCGAGCGCCAGGCCCTCGAACGTCTCGAGATTAAGCATCGGGTGCGGAATGAAGTCGCGGACCAACTGGTTGATCTTCACCCGGAACGCGCTGGCATGGTGCGACGTCACATTCATCGCGCGCGACAGCACCGCCTGATCTATCGGCGGCTGATAGTAGCGACCGCCGACGCCCGAAACCTCCCAGCAGTCCAGGCACTCGATCAGGTCGCGCCGGTTCAGCACCGGCTCAGGATCGCCGATGGCGAAGGCGGTTGCCGTGGCGGTCGAGGCCTCGAGGCCGAGAGCTGGCCCGGGTGACGGGTCCAGCGACATGCGCGCGGCCATCGACAGTTCGCCGCGCTCTTCGCGCGGGATGGCGTCGACGCCGCTACGGGCACGGGCGCGGGCCAGCTGGCGGGCACGGGGCAGGGGGCTAGTCATCAGAGATCACCACGCGAGAGCTCGAGCCGCCTCCAATGGCGGCTTCGATGGGTTCATTGATCAGGGATTGGAACAGGGCCCAGGCCAGGTCGGCGTGCCCGCTGTTCTTGGTGCGGCTGGCTTCATAGGTCACGTGCCGGCCCGATGCCGTCATGGTCCGCCGGATCGCCATCAGCGCGCCGAGCAGGTCGGTAAAGCCAGCCGGGATCTCGATGCGGTGCTTGGTGACGACGTCCAGGGCCTTGTAGACCATCTGGGTCTTCACAAAGGCGTCGTACTGATGGCCGGTCGCGCGCGGGAAGAAGGTCCGCACCAGCTGGAAGACCGCATTGCCGATGCCTGTCTTGTCGATGTCGATCTTGGTGACGTTGTAGCGCTTGGTATATTCGCGGATCACCTCGGCCTGCTCGGTGAAGTCGCTGCCCTTGAACTGCCGACGCTCCAGCACGCGGAACTTGCCGCCGGGCGTTCTCGGCGGCGCCAGCACGATCAGGCCCGCGGCGTCGGCGTTCTCGCCATCCCCGTTCGGATCGTATGACAGCCAGACCTCGCCGTCATAGGGCTTGCCAAAGCCCAGGGTGATCCGCACATGGTCGACGTCGGGCCAGACCTCCTGCTCGTCGACCATGCACGGCGTCAGGATCGTCATCGGGAACACCGACAGGGTGTCGTCGACGAACTGGCACATCAGCAGGTTGGCGAATTCCGGCGCCGAATACTCGTCGCGCAGGTCCTCCAGGTCGAACAGGTCGTTGCCGCCGCGCTCGGCGTCCTCGATCGTGACGGTCTGGCGCCAGATCCGGTCGGGCAGCAACAGCCCATCCTTGGTCGCCTTCCAGCTGGTGTCGAAGTCGATGCGGCGATCCTTCGCGCGCTTCTTGTTCCACTCCTGACCCGTCCAGAACTGATAGGCCTCGTGCGTGACCGAACTCGGCGCCGAGAAGAATGTCTTCCGGTACCGCTTCTGCATCGCCATGCCCGAGGCGACCTTCTTCAGCACCTGGAAGCCAAAGACCCAGAAATATTCGTCGAAGTAGAAGTCGCCGTGATAGCCCTGCGCCGTCCGCGCATTGGTGCCCAGGTAATAGAGAGTCGGCTGCTCCAGCGGCCGCCCGTCATCATCCTCGCCCCGATCGATCAGGATCGGATCGCCGCTCAGCTCGACCCCGATCGTCTCCATGACAAACGCCCGGACATAGCCGCGGGCGATGTGCGCTTGGCTCTTTGAGGCCGACAGCCAGATCTGGTTCTTGCCGGTCTCGAGCGCGACGATCAGCTTCTCGAGCGCGAAATAGTATGACGCCCCGATCTGCCGGCTCTTCAGGATGTTGCGGCTGCGCAGCTCCCGCTTCGACCACCAGACCGCCTGATAGTCGAACAGGATCTCGAGGAACCGCGCCTTCAGGATCTCGGCCTGGTCCGGCGTGATCCGGTTCCGGGACGGCTTCTTCTTTGGCCCGGCGTTGCGGTTGGCGACCTTGGGATTCAGGTCGGCTTCATTGCCGCCTGCCTCGTATTTGCGGACCCGGGCGAACCGCTCGGCCTGGCGGCCCAGCAGGTCCAGCTCCTTGAAGTCCAGGCCGGACTTGCGGTCCTTCATGGCGACGGCGATGTAGCGGGCCTCGGTCACCCCCTCCATGCGTTCGAGCGGGGTGGCCTTCTCCCATTCCTCGCGCGCTTTCCAGCTGGCGATCGTGCCTTCCGGCACGCCCATCAGCTCGGCGATGTCACACAGCCGCCAGCAGGCCCAATAGAGGAACTTGGCCGCGCGTCGCGCATCCAGCATGGCCGCAACCGGAAACCCAAATCCGCTGTTCGCAGCCAGCATCGCCCCCAGGTCGTCGGTACCGCCGTCGCCGCGCTCAAGCAGCGGAGCGGTAGCGCGCTTCGCTGAGGTGCCTTCCGCTTTGGTGGGTCGCTGTTTCATCGGGGCGGACGCTAACCGCGCGCGCGCGACGGCCCTTCGCCCCCCTGTTGTCAGCACCGCACGGCACAACAGCCCCAGCTTGAGATTGCGCCCCCCGACGCGGTGATCTGCGCCTCGATCAGTCCGCGCCGCATCCGGCGCTTCGAACGCCCATCACCCGAGGCCCCGATGTCCGATACGACCGCCACCCCGAAGTCTAAATGGTTCCGCGTTGCCGTCGAGGGGGCCACCGCTTCGGACGGTCGCACCATCGAGCGCAACTGGCTACTCGAGATGGCCGCCAGCTATAATCCGGCCACCTTCGGCGCCCGGGTCAACATGGAGCACATCAAGGGCTTCTCGGCCGAGGGCCCCTTCATCGCCTATGGCGACGTCCTGGCGGTCCGGACCGAAGAAGTCACGCTGAAGATCGACGACAAGGATCAAACCCGGCTGGCGCTCTATGCCCAGGTCGACCCGACCGATCAGCTGGTCAAGTTCAACCGGGCCCGCCAGAAGATCTACACCTCGATCGAGATCGAGCCCAACTTCGCCGGCACCGGCAAATGCTACCTGATGGGCCTGGCAGTCACCGATAACCCGGCCAGCCTGGGCACCGAGGCCCTGAAGTTCACGGCCAAGGCCGACAATGACTTCGCCAAGCAGCTGAAGGCCGTCCTCGATGCGCGCAAACAGCACACGACCAGCCTCTTCTCGGCCCTGATCGAGACCACCATCGAGTTCGAGGCCGCGCCGAACGCCTCGACCGAGTCCGCCTTGGACAAGGTGCTGGCCAAGTTCTCGGCCTTGCTGGATGGCAAGAAGCCCGAGCAGCCCGCGACGCAACAGCCGGAAACCCCGCCAGCTGATCCGAACGCCGCCATGATCCAGGGCTTCACCGGTCTGTTCGCTGACATGGCCGCGGCCATGAAGGCCGATCGCGAGGCCTTGGCCACCCAACACCGCGCCGAAATGACCCGCCTGCAGAGCGAGTTCGCCGGCATGAAGGCGACGATCGAGAACACCCCGTCGCCGGGCTATTCGCAGCGCCCCGCCGCCACGGGCAGCGAAACCGGCAGCCAGCTGGCCGACTGCTGAATACACCCGTCCGTCCCTTAACGCCCTCCGGCACCGCCCCCCTGATCATCGCCCGACTGGAAACCCGACATGCGCAACGCCCTCAGCAACGCCGCCCGCCTGCAGTTCAATCAATACCTCGCTCAGCAGGCCACCCTGAATGGCGTTGACCCTGACGTCGTGCGCGCGGGGCAGAGCTTCACCGTCACCCCGACGGTCCAGCAGACGCTGATCGACCGCCAGCGAGAATCCTCCGAGTTCCTCAGCCGCATCAACATCGTCCCGGTGTCCGAGCAGTCGGCGGAAAAGCTGGGCCTGGGCATCGGCTCGACCCTGGCCGGCCGCACCAACACCGACGTAAACGACCGCGCCACCCAGGACCCGACCACGCTCGACAACGATCTGTACACCTGCAAGCAGACGAACTCGGACACCCACGTCAAATATTCGAAGATCGACCTCTGGGCCAAGTTCAAGGATTTCCAGCTGCGCATGCGCAACCAGGTCATCCAGCAACAGGCCCGCGATCGCATCATGATCGGCTTCAACGGTCTGAACGCCGCCGCCGTCACTGATCGCGGCGCGAACCCGCTGCTGCAGGACGTCAACATCGGCTGGCTGCAACAGATCCGCGCCAACAAACCGACTCACGTCTTCGCCGAGGGCGCCAAGGAAGAGGATCTGATCATCATCGATCCCACCGTCGGCGTCGGCGACTACCGCAACCTCGACGCCTTGGTGTTCGACGCCGTCCACTCCTTCCTGCCCGCCTGGGCCCAGGGTGACACCGGCCTGGTCGCCATCGTCGGCGGCGGCCTGCTCCACGACAAGTACTTCCCCTTCGTTGATCGCGAGGAGAAGCCGACCGAAAAGCTGGCCCTCGACGTCATCCTGTCCAAGCGCGAGCTCGGCGGCCACGGCGCGGTCAAGGTGCCCTTCGTGCCCGACAACTCCATCCTGATCACCCGCTTCGACAACCTGTCGATCTACGAGCAGGAAAACACCCGTCGCCGGACCATCGTGGACAACGCCAAGCGCGACCGGATCGAGACCTATGAGTCGGTCAATGAGGCCTATGTCGTCGAGGACTACGACTACGCCCTGCTGATCGAGAACATCCAGTTCGGCGTGACGCCGGATCCGGCGCCCTAAGCCGCCGCGTCCGTCCTCGTCCCCCTGATCCAGGAGCCTGATCCGTGAAGTCCATTGCCACACTTGCCCGTGAAAAGGCCGAAGCCCGCATCGCGGCAGAGGCTGAGGCTGCCAGTCAGGCCGCCGAGAAGGCGCGTGGCCACAAGAAGGCCAGGCCTTCCCCGGCTGTCCTGGCCGACATGGACCCGCCGCTTCCCCGCGCGGGGCGGCGTCAGCCTTCCCCTGCAGCCCGACGCAAGCACTTCCTGATCGCGGCCAGCGCCGGTCGCATCCTGGCGGCCAGCGGCGTCGATCTGCAGGCCATGGGCGACAATGACAACGGCGCCAACCAGCGGGAGCTGGAAAGCGCGGCCGCGAAGATCATGCTGCAGCTGCAGGAGGACTCGCGTCGCCTCAAGGACATCCAGTCCATCGAGCGCAAGATCGAACTCAAGGCCGAGCTCCTGCCCACCTATGGCGGCTGGATCGACGGCGTGATCAAAGCGGGCAAGGTCGCGGCGGGTCCGCTGGACGAGGTCTTCACCACCCTGATGGCCTGGCGCATCGATGTCGGCGACTTCGAAGGCGCCATGCCGATGATCGAGCATGCGCTGCTGTTCGGTCTCAAGATGCCGGATCGCTTCAAGCGCGCGACCCCGTCCTTTGTGGTCGAGCAGATCGCCGACGCCGCCATCCGTGCCTATGAGACCGGCGAGGACGCCGCCCGCGGCTTCCCCGCGGCGGTCCTGCCCGAGCTCGAGGATCTGATCGAGCTGGTCGACGCCGACATCCACGACGAGATCACGGCCAAGCTGCACCGGGCGCTCGGCCTGGCGGTTCTGGCCGGCGCCAGGGATGACGATGCCGAGGATCTGACCGCGCGTCAGGGCCAGGCGCTGCGCTGCTACCTGCGCGCGCTCGAGCTCAACGAGCGCGTCGGCGTCAAGAAGGACATCGAGAAGCTGCAGCGCGCCCTGAAAAAGGCCGGTGCCGAAGCCGACACACAGCCTCCGGCTGCCGAAACGTCCGAACAGGACGCCCAAGGCGGCTGACACCTTCGCCCCCCGGCGCTCGGCGGCGGGACCGGCAGACGACGGCGTCCCAATCCGCCGATCGTCGCGCCGGTCCCCCACCGCCGTAGACCGGTCCATCTTTCCGCCTCTGGGACGCCATGTCCGGAATCGTCTTCAATCCTCCAAACACTGACGGCACGCCCCCGGTCGAGCCCCCGGAGGCGGATACGGTCGTGTTCGACGGCTGGTGGCCGAATATGAACATCACCGCCGTGCGCGAGGCCATCCGGGTCGACACCAATGTCACTGCTGGCCGCCTGCGGGATGCGGTGTCTCAGGCCATGCTGGACATCGCGACCGCTCTTGCGGACTGGCGCGCGGAACAGGTCGAGCTGGGCCACGCCGGTCTGCAGGACGTACCGGCGCGCATGCAGGTCGACGGCGTCAGTGACTATGTGCTGCGCTTCAATCGCGCGGTCTATTCCGTCGTCGGCGCGGATCTGGCCGAGCGTCAGATCGGCTCGCGCCTGACCTCGGCCGGCGCCGATCGCGCCGAGGAGCTGTCGGCCGACATCTGCATCCACACGCGCAACGTCACCTGGGCTGTCCGGGACTTCCTCGGCCGCACCCGCGTCATCGCCGAGGCGCTCTGATGGCCCGGCTCACATCCGCAATTCGCGTCGAGGCCGAAGCTGGCGAGACCGTGGACGCCCTGGTCTATCGCACCCTGGGCAAGGGATCGCCCGCGGTCGAACAGGTCATGACGGCCAACCCCAACCTCGCGGATCAGGGGCCCTTCCTTACGGCCGGCCAGCGCGTGGTCATCCCTGCGGTCGCCACCACCCCGGCTACCCCGCCCACAATCAACCTGTGGGACTGACATGACCGCTCACCACACCCTTCCGATCAACCCGCCAGTCAACTGGTCGAAGGTCGCCTTCCTCTGGGCCGCCTCGATCACGGTAGCGGGCTGGGTCTTCTTCGGTGCCCAGGGCGAGCAGCGCCTCAAGACGCTCGAGGACCGGACCCAGCCCCTGGCTAATGGCGACTTGGTCGCCGTGCAGCGCGACGTGGCGTGGATCCGCGACCGCCTCGAGAGGGACGCATCATGATCAGCCTCAAGCCCGGTCAGCTGTTCGGTCTGCTGAAGGCCCTGCCCATGGTCCGCTTCGCCCTGATGCTCGGCGGCGGAATGGTGGCCACGGCGCTGGCCGCGCACGTCCAGTGGTGGCTTCAGCACGGGCGCTTTCCTGAGGCCGAAAGCGTCTGGCTCGCCCGCATTCAGGGCGCCACCTGGATGGGCCTGGCCAGCACCTTCATCGTCGCCCTGGTCATGGTCACCCTGGCCTTCGGACGCGCGGGCCGCCTCGGCGTCAAGGCAGGCGGCATCGAACTCGACGTCGACTTCGACAAACCCGAGGAGCCCTGACATGGCGTTTCGATTTTCAGCCCGCTCCCGCTCGCGCATGCAGGGCGTCCAACCAGACCTGATCCGTGTCGCGGAAAGGGCCATCGTCCTGACCGAAGTCGATTTCATGATCACGGAGGGACTGCGGACACCCGCGCGGCAGGCCGAGCTGGTGAAGGCTGGCGCAAGCCGCACCCTGAACTCTCGCCACCTGACGGGTCACGCCATCGATGTCGCGGCCATGATCGGAAGCGAGGTCCGTTGGGACTGGCTCCTGTATCCACGCATCGCGAAGGCCTTCAAACAGGCGTCGAAGGAGCTCGCCATCCCGATCATCTGGGGCGGCGACTGGCCGCGCCTTCGCGACGGCCCGCATTTCGAGCTCGACCGAAAGGTCTATCCCTGATGCGCGCCAAGGACATCGCCCGCTTCACGCCGGTCCACTGGATCCTGGTCGCGGTCGCCTCGATCGCCTTTGCCGTGGTCAGCGTCCAGATCCTCAGCGGCCTGGGCTTTCGCTGGGATCCGTTCAACGTGACGGAGCGACGTGCCGAGGTGGCCGAAGGCAAGGCGGCGGTCGCAACCGTGGACAGCGCTGCCCGCTCCGCCGAGGCCACTGGCGCCCGCGCCACCACGCGCCTGGTCGAACGCGGTGCCGCCGATCACGCGGCCGCCGACGCGATCGCGCATGACTTTGCCCTTCAACGTGAGGCCCAGGCCGATGAAACGATCCCTCTTCCTGACGATGGCGCTGCTTTGCGCGATTCCTGGCAGCGGTTGTGCGACCTTCGCCCGTCCGTCTGTGCCGGTCACGGTGACGCCGCCCCGGCGCGAGATACCGGAGAGCGCGCGCCAGCCGTGCCGCCTGCTTGAGCTGCCGAGCAAGCTGTCCGCTGACACCCTCGAGCAGCTGCTGGTCGATCAGGCCGTCGCCCTCGTCCACTGCGACATCGCCCGGCAGACTGCCGTCGACGTCCACGCCGGCGAACATGCCGACGAGGATGAGTGGCTGCGCTCGCTCGGGGTCGAGCCGTGAAGAAGCCGCACACGCTGCGCGCCGCCCTGGTCGAAGCGCTTGATGCGCGCCACGGCCTGCGCACAGACCCCTACCGCCTGCAGATGGCGGCGACCAAGCTGGGTCTGTTCGCCTCGGCCCGGCCGGGCCAGGCGTTCGAGTACCGCTACACGCTCGAGATCGCCATGCTGGACTTCGCCGGCGACCCGGCCGAGGTCTCGGTTCCGCTCCTGCTCTGGATCCAACGCTGGCAACATGACCTGATCTCCAGCCCGGAGGCCACGGCCCGCGGCATGGATCTGACGTTCGAGCTGCTCGACGAGGACAAATACGACATTCACATCGACCTCAGGCTGACTGAGGCCTACCGGTTCGAACCGCGCGCGGGCGGCGGCCATGACCTGGTCTATCTCGAACCGCCCGAGCCGCTCGCCATGGAAGACGGTCCGCCTCTGCATATCGTCTATCTGGACGATGCTGTGATCGCCCGCTGCGAAGAGCATCCCGAGGTCACCTGATGGCCGAGGACCTGGCCCAGCTGCACGAGATCGCCGCCGCCTGCCTCGCCGCGCTTGAGGCGCCGGCGCGCACCCGCCTGCTTCGGCGGATGTCCGGCGACATTCGTCGCGTTCAGCAGCGCCGCATGGCGGCCCAGCGCGCGCCCGATGGATCCAGCTGGCCCAAGCGCAAGCCGCGACGCACCGCCAAGCCCGCGACCCGGCCCGTCCGATTCCTCTATCCATCTGGCGGGTCCGGCCCGCCGCGTCTGGTCGATATGCGCAGCTGGCGCCAGCAGGGCCAGATGATGGTCGGCTTCGACCGTGAGGCCGACGGCCTGCGCACCTTCAAGAAGTCCCGGGTGATCCGATGGCGCCCGAGGGGCAGGCCGAAACCTCCATAGAGGCCTCAGGCGCCCGAGGGGTGCGGGGCAAGGTGCGCCAGCGTTCCGCGCCCATGTTCCGGGGCCTGCGCTCCAGCCGCTGGCTCAAGGCTGGCGCGGACAGTGAGGCCGCCTGGGTCGAGTTCACCTCGCGCGCGTCCCGCTTCGCCCGGGTCCACCAATATGGCGAACGCGACCAGGTCGCCCCGGACGGCCCCGAGATCGACTATCCGCAGCGCGAGCTGATCGGTTTCGCACCGTCAGACGAGGCCATGTTACTCCACGCCTTCATCGATCACGCCGGCGACGCCTTGGGCTGGGGCCGCAGGGCAGGGCGGTAGTTGCCACTCGCGTTAAAATGGCGCCAACTGCGCGACTGCTCGACTTCGCAAGTCATTGAGGTTCGCCCCTGCCAAAGTTTCGTAAGTCCTCGGAGGAGTTGGAGCTGGAACTTCGAGAGCAGCTGGACGCGCTCCGATCGTCAGCTGCCGGATATGACAGTGGGCAGCTCTGGCAGGCAAAGACCCTAGCCAGCGTCATGTATATTTTGGTGCACGATGGGACTGGGAGAACAAAGTCCCTGCTTGGCCAGCTCGGAATTTTGGCGAAGGCGCGAATGCTGTCTTCGCTCGTGATACCTCCTTCGGTTTCGGGCGGCGCCGTCATTTCGGCGTGGGCATCCCCGCTATTGTTCGTAAGGGTTCGACTCGATGGCGCAACATACGAACCCGTTCTGGGAGATGGGCCATTCCGGGAGCAGTACCGCTGGCTTCCGTTCTCGCGTTGGTACGAGCAGCGCATCTTTCACCCGGTTTCTCAGTTCACGCTTACGCGCAAGAACATGATTTTCATGATGAGATCGCAGGACGGAGGCGCGCACGTCGACGGCCACCGCAGCGATGAGCAGTACGATAGCTACACTCGGTATGGCGACCCACTCATTCGTGTCTCGCGCAGCGGAACTGGGGTCGAACTCGGTCAGCAGGAAGACGGCACGCCGATTCCCAATGCGGCCAGGGCGCTCATGCGCCAGCTGGCATGGGAGCTCGATCAGTCCTTACAGGCCTTGGGCTACTGAGTTGACGGCCATCGGAACGCGTCCGGCTTTGGCCCCAACTTATGAACGGGGCCTGCGCTTCACGCGCTGTCTATGGTTGACCCACCAAAGTCAGAGTATGCACCAGCGTCACAGCATGCGCCGCACTCCTTCGGGGGCGCGGGGCGGTACGTAAGGCGGGAGTATAACTATGGCGGAGCCGATATTCCCGGCCTCCCGCTTGAAGGTGGAGCGCGCGCACGGCTTCATTGCGGAGTTGCAGCGCCTGGTGAAGTCGCACGTCGATCAGAATCCGCCCCTCATAACCCCCATCGATACCTCGGATGGCAAGCACACCTTCGACATAGAGTGGGCAAACCTCGGTCTGCTGCCTGGAGTGATCGTTGGCGACGTGGTCCACAATCTCCGGACGGCACTCGATTTGATGGCATCAGATCTCGCAGCACGGAATGGTCGCAGCAACAAGGACGTGTACTTCCCTGTTGCCGATTCCGAAGAGGCCCTAGAAGGCCGGATCAGCGGCCAAAAGTTTTCCAAGGCGGGAGATGACGCGGTGGAGCTCCTTCGCTCCTTCCGACCCTATAGGGGCGGCGGAAACCTACTTCGCGATCTTCACGACCTCAACAATGCCGACAAGCACACCGCGCTCATTGCGGTACATTCCGACACGGGCATGTATGTCGATTTTAGGCGCGACCCTCAGGACGCAAACAAGCTGATCATCAAGCCAGTGATCGAGCGAGTAGAGATTTACTTCCCGGACGAGGGCCCGCTGGCTGGCGAGCCCATCATCGAGATGCTGAAACAAATGGCAGAACTTGTTGAGAGCATCCTCGAGGCTTTCTCGGCCCTGGTAAAAAGCCGGGATTGATTTGTCAGCACCGCACGGCACAACAGCCCTCGGTCGCCAGCGAGACGCTCGGGCGGTGACAACGGAGGCCCGCTTGTGACCTAGAGGTTTCCGTCCGTGTCCGTCCTCGCCGGCCAGGCCAGCGGCTCGACTGCCGTCAACCTGTCCAAGCTGCCCTTCCCGAAAGTCGTCGAGGCCCTGTCCTTCGACGCCATCGTGGCCGAGGCCAGGCAGCTGCTGATCGACGCCATGGCCGAGGACAGCCCGGAGGCGGGCGCCGCGATGGCCCAGGTGCTGGCCCTGCCGTCCGAGCCGCTCGTCAAAATCATCCAGATCTTCGCCTATCGCGAGCTGGGCCTGCGCCAGCGGGTCAACGATGCTGCCCGGGCCGTCACGATCGCCTATGCCGTGGGGTCCGACCTCGACCACCTGGTCGCCCTGCTCGGCGTGGAGCGTCTGGTCATTGTGCCGGCGTCCGGCGACGGCCTCGTCCCGGCCGTCATGGAAGACGACGATGCCTTGCGCCGGCGCGCGCTGCTGGCGCCTGAGGCCTATTCCGTGGCCGGGCCCGAGGGCGCCTATGTGTCCAAGGCTCTCGACGCGTCCGGTGATGTCCTGGACGCCAGCGCCACCAGCCCGTCGCCCGGTGAGGTGCTGGTCACGGTCCTGTCCCGCCTCGGCAATGGTGTGCCGGATCAGGCCCTGCTCGACACGGTCGAGGCCTATGTCTCGGCCGAGGACGTCCGCCCCCTGACCGATCAGGTGACCGTTGCCGCAGCCCAGGTGCTGACGTTCGGGGTCGAAGCCACCCTGACCACCTTCGCGGGGCCGGACGCCTCGGTCGTGGTGTCGGAAGCGCTGGCCCGTCTCGATGCCTATCTGGCTGCCTGCTTCCGGCTCGGCCGCGACGTCACTCGATCCGGGATCATCGCCGCTCTTTCCCCCGAGGGCGTCCAGGACGTCGACCTGATTTCTCCCGCGGCCAATGTCGTTGTTACCCGTACCCAGGCGGCCCGCTGCACGTCGATCGACGTCACCCACGCCGGCCTCGGGGAATAGCCATGCCCCTGGTCCGCGACAGCCAGTGCTTGGCACCCGAGAACTCCACTGCGCTCGAGCTCGCGGTGGAGCGTCTGACGCGCCGCCTTGATGCCGTGCCGGTTCCGCTCCGGGATCTCTGGCGACCCGACACCTGCCCGATCGAGCTCCTGCCCTGGCTGGCCTATGCGCTGTCGATCGACAGCTGGAATCCGACCTGGCCGGAAGGCGTCAAGCGCAACGTGGTTGCGGCCGCCATCGAGATCCAGCGCAAGAAGGGCACGGCCGGCTCAGTCCGCCAGGTCGTCGCGGCATTCGGCGGTCAGATCGCCCTGCGGGAATGGTGGCAACAGGACCCTCCGGGCGACCCCTACACCTTCGACCTGGTGCTGACCCTGAACGGGGAGGGCGGCCAGCCGGCCACGGCCCGGTTCGTCGAGGAGGTCATCGACGAGGTCGCCCGGACCAAGCCAGTGCGCGCCCATTTCACCTTCACCCAGGGCCTCGCGGCCCAGGGCGGTCTCGGCCTCGCCGCCGCCGTGCGCGCCGCCGACTTTGTCCGCCTGCAGCTTGAGGCCGCCTGATGCCCGGATTGCCGATCACCATCACCAATGCCGGGCGCGCCGCCCTGATCAATGCCCAGAACATGGGCACCACCGCGCTGACGATCAGCCAGGTGGCCCTGACCTCGGCCAATCTGACTGGCTCCGACTTTGCCGCCATGACTGCACTCCCCAGCGAGCTCAAGCGGCTTGGCACCTTCGCTGGCGATGTCGTCGCGGATGACACCCTGCACCTGACGATCCGGGATGAATCCACCCAGGTCTACAATCTACGCGGCTTCGGCCTGATCCTCTCGGATGGCACCCTGTTTGCCGTCTACGGACAAGCGGCGCCGATCGTCCAGAAGTCCGCAGCCTCCATGATGCTGCTGGCGGTTGACGTCGTCCTCGCCAGCCTGACCACGGCTATGATCGAATTCGGCAACACCGACTTCATCAATCCGCCGGCGACGGTCGACCGCCCGGGCGTGGTCGAACTCGCTGATCAGTCCGAGACGGACGCGGGCATCCGCTCCGATGTCGCAGTCGTCCCGTCCCGGCTCAAGGTGTTGCTCACCTCCCTGCTTGGGACCAAGGCCGACGCCGCCCACAACCATGATGCGGGCCACGTCACGACCGGCGTCTTCAACGTCCTGCGGATCCCTGACCTGGCCATGGCCAAGATCACGGGTCTGGCGACGGCTCTGGCGGGTAAGGCGGACACGGCACACAATCATGATGCTGGCCATGTCACGACCGGCGTCTTCAACGTCTTGCGGATCCCCGATCTGGCTATGGCCAAGATCACCGGACTGGCCACAGCCCTCGCGGGCTATCTCCCCAAAGTTTCAGGCACCTCGACTTTCCTCGAGACAATCACCACGGGCCTCAGCATGTCGGCCGCGCAGGGCGCGGCCGGGCCGGGTGGTTGGGTTCGAACTTTCAGTATCGGGGCGGGTACGAACGAGAGTGCCCGCTTCCACTTCGGCAGCCAGGGCGGTTCGACCGGGCCCTCCTTCGGCTATATGGCCATTTCCAACAGCCTCGGGCACAGCGAGACCAATGCGCTGAGGGTCTATTCGACCTATGCGGCCTGGGCCGGGAACCCGCTCTGGCATGCCGGCAATTTCGACCCGGCCACCAAGGCCGACGCCTTGCACTCGCATGACTGGGCCCAGGTGACGGGCAAGCCGGTCCTTCTTCAGTTCGTCAGCTCGCTCGGCACCTCGGGCTCTGATCTCAACCTGTGTGTGACACCGGGCTTCTACCGCCAGCCTCTGGACGCTGGCGCGACGGACGGAACCAACTACCCGGTCGGGGCTGCAGGCATGATCGAGGTGCTGGCCCAGGGCGACCAGATCGAGCAGCGCTATACGCGCCCGTCCAGCGGGGATGTATTCCATCGGGGGGCGCTCGCGGGGGTCTGGTCTGGCTGGCGCAAGTTCTGGGACAGTGGCAATTTCGATCCGGCGTCAAAGGCAAATGCCGCCCACAACCATGCGGGCGAGGATATCACCTCGGGCACGGTGCCGCTGGCGCGGCTCCCGAACCTCCCGGCCAGCCAGACGAACAGCGGCGTCTTCGATCCTGCCCGGATCCCGGCGCTGGCCATGTCGGCTATCACAGGTCTGGTCGCCGCCTTGGCAGGCAAGTCGGACACCGGGCACGCTCACTCGGGTGCGGACATCACCTCCGGCACCGTGCCGCTGGCGCGGCTCCCGAACATCCCGGCCAGCCAGACGAACAGCGGCGTCTTCGATCCTGCCCGGATCCCGGCGCTGGCCATGTCGGCTATCACAGGTCTGGTCGCCGCCTTGGCAGGCAAGTCGGACACCGGGCACGCTCACTCGGGTGCGGACATCACCTCCGGCACCGTGCCGCTGGCGCGGCTCCCGAACATCCCGGCCAGCCAGACGAACAGCGGCGTCTTCGATCCTGCCCGGATCCCGGCGCTGGCCATGTCGGCTATCACAGGTCTGGTCGCCGCCTTGGCAGGCAAGTCGGACACCGGGCACGCTCACTCGGGTACGGACATCACCTCCGGCACCGTGCCGCTGGCTCGGCTCCCGAACATCCCGGCCAGCCAGACGAACAGCGGCGTCTTCGATGCTGCCCGGATCCCGGCCTTGGCAATGTCGGCCATCACCGGCCTCGTCGCCGCGCTGGCGGGCAAGTCCGATACCGGGCACGCCCATTCCGGGGCCGACATCACCTCGGGCACCGTGCCGCTGGCCCGGCTCCCGAACATCCCGGCCAGTCAGACGACCAGTGGCACCTTCGACGTCGCGCGCATCCCGAACCTGACGGCGTCCAAGATCACGGACCTGCTCGACCTCGTCTGGCCCGCTGGAAAGCTGCACCTGTTCGACATGGCGGCAGTTCCGGCAGGCAACCGCTGCCTCGTCGCCAATGGTGCGGTCGTGTCGCGCACCACCTATGCCCGTCTGTTCGCCGCCATCGGCACCCGATATGGCGCAGGCGACGGCGCGACCACCTTCCAGATCCCCGACTGGCGGGGCGTCTTCTTCCGAGGCCTGGACAACGGACGCGGCCTCGACGCAGGCCGTGCTCTGAGCACCGGCACCTATCAGGCCAGCCAGAACCTGTCGCACCGTCACTCGGTCCCGACCCGCAGCTCAAACGGAACGGATGAGGGCTACGTCGAGGACACCGACTCCGGCGGCGTCGTCCGGACGGTCTTCACCGGATATGAGGGCGGCAGCGAAGCCCGCCCGGTCAACGAGGCCCTTCTGGCCTGTATCTCTTACTGAGGCGCGCCATGCTCATCTACCACTACGACCCCGCTACAGGCCTGTATCGCGGCGCCGGTATGGCCGAGGCCGATCCCATGGAGCTCGAGCTGGCGCGGCAAGCTGCCCACGATCCGCTGGCCGCTGCGGCGCGTGAGGCCTATTCGGCCGCATACCAGCAGGCGCTGTCGGATTTTGCCGATGCCCCGCGCACAACCCTCGACCAGCTGGACCAGGCCGAACAGGACCTGGACGCCGCCATTGGTCAGGCCATGCAGATCCGCGACGCCGCTCTGGCCGACGCCTCCGCAGCCGCCGCCCGGGTGAGACCCGAGCACTGGCTGATCCCTGCCAACGCCACCACGGTGGCGCCGCCTGCTTTCAGCTTCGACGAGGAGGCCGTCTTCGAGGATGGCGTCTGGAACGTGCGCCCGGCCACCTCTGGCGCCGATGATCCCGATCTCGAGCCCGACGAGGTTTTGCTGGCCCAGGCGGTCAGGTCCGACCGGGCCCGCCGCATCACCCGGGTTCGCTGGATCATCGACCGGCACCGGGACGAGCTGGCGCTGAGGATCACCACGACGCTGACGGCCGAGGACTATCAGGCCGTGCTGCGCTACATTCAGGACCTGCGCGACGTGCCTGAGCAGGGTGGCTTCCCGCACACGATCAGCTGGCCCGAGCTGGACGAAAGCCTGACCGCCATCGGCTGACGCCCTTTTGTGCCGTGCGGTGCTGACAACACCACGCCCCTGCGATGTTGCGCGCGCTGCGCCATCGTCCGCAACCTATGACCCGCCCCGCTTTCCAACGCCCGGCCGCCGACTCCGATCGTCTGATCGGGTCGCTCCTGCGCGTCGGCACCGTCCAGTCTATCGACCTCGAGGCGGGCAAGGTGGTCGTGGCAATGGGCGAACAGACCACTCCGCCGATCGACTGGCTGATGCCGGTCGGCGACACCACCATCTGGATCCCGCCGACGGTCGGCCAGCAAGTCCTGGTGATCGCCCCCGAAGGCGACATCGAGCAGGGCATGGTGCTGAACGGCCTGCCGTCGTCTGCCTTCGCGCCGCTGTTCCTCGGTCAGGCCAATGCCATCCGCTTCCGGGATGGTGCCCAGGTCTCTTACGATCCGGAGGAAGAGCACCTTCAGGTCGAGACGCCCGGCCGCGTGACCATGACGGCCCCGGGTGGCGTCACCATCATCGGCGACACCACCATCACCGGCAATGTTTCCATCGACGGCGACACCGCCATCACCGGCAATGCCACCGTGGACAAGAAGGTGACCGCTACCGAAGACGTCGTCGTCGACGTCCCCGGTGCACCCAAGAGCCTCAAGTCGCACGTCCACACCGGTGGCACGATCTCCGGCAAGACGGGAGCGCCCGTATGACCGGCATGTCCCGAACCACTGGCCGCACCCTGGACAGCCGCAGCGCCGCGCACCTCGAGCAGTCGATCGGCGACATCCTGACCACGCCCGAGGGCAGCCGCGTGATGCTTCGCCCGTATGGCTCACGCCTGCCGGATCTGGTCGACCAGCCCGACAATCCCCGCACCCGTCTCGCCATCTATGCCGCGACGGCCATGGCGCTCCTCAGGTGGGAGCCTCGCGTCCAGGTGACGCGGGTGACGCTCGAGCGGCCACGCCCGGGCGCGCTTCATCTTCGCATCCTCGGCCGCCGCGTGGATCTGCCCCGGCCCGAGGGCTTCGACTTCGCCTATCCGCTCCGCCCCGCTTCGTCCGCCGCCTGATCGCCCTGTGATCGCCTCCTGCCCGACCTGAAGGAACCCCCATGGCCCTGACCCCTCGCACCCACGGCGTCGCCATTACTGCCGCTGCCCTCGGCGCGGTTGCCCTGATCGTCAATCCGCTGTCTGTCTGGGGCATTGTCGCCACGGCTCCGGATGCCGTCGGCCTCGGCCTCAACACCCCGATCCTGGTCCAGGACCTCGAGGCCACCATCGCCGCCACGGGCGAAGCCGGTACCGCCTCCCGGGCCCTTCGCGCCATCGCCGACTTTGGCCGCTCGACCGGCGTCCTCATCCTCGTCGAGGAAGGGGAGGGCGCGGACCCCGAGGATATTGCAGCCGATCAGGCCGCAAACGTGATCGCTGGGCTCCAGAAGCTGCTGCTGGCCGAGCAGGCCGTGGCCGTGCGCCCGCGCATCCTGGCCGCGCCCGGGCTCGACGATGCCGCCGTCACTGCGGCCATGGGCGTTGTGGCTGCCCAGCTGCGCGCAATGGCCTATGCCCGCGCCATCGGCGCCACCCCGGCCGAGGTCTACACCTACCGCCAGACCTATTCGACGCGCGAGCTGATGCTGATCGATGGCGACTTCAACGCCTTCGACGCCCTGGCCGAGGCCGAAGTGGTCAGCTTCGCCACCGCCCGGGCCGTGGGCGCCCGCGCCTGGCTGGACCGCGCGGTCGGCTATCACAAGACGATCTCCAACGTGGCCGTCCCCGGCGTTCTGGGCCTGACCAACCCCCGCACCTGGGATCTGCAGTCGGCCGACACCGAGATCGGCCTGATCAACGGCGCGGACGTCACCGGCCTGATCCGGCGCAACGGCTTCCGCTTCTGGGGCAACCGCACCTGCTCCGATGATCCGCGCTACGCCTTCGAGAGCGCCGTCCGCACGGACCAGGTGCTGCGCGACACCATCGCCGAAGGCGTCTTCCCCTACATCGATCAGCCGCTCCGCCAGTCGCTGGCGATCGACATCATCGAGAGCCTGAATGCGCTCGGCCGGCGCGAGGTGTTGGCCGGTCGTCTGATCGGGTTCGAGGCCTTCCTGGCCGAGGGCAATACGCCCGAGCTGCTGGCCGCCGGCAAGCTCAGGATCGGCTACCGCTTCACCCCGTGCGCCCCGCTCGAGGAGCTCGGCATCGCCCCCGAGATCACGGACGAATTCTACGCCGACTTCGCCGAGCTGGCCGGCGCCGCCTGATCTCGCCCCGCCGCGTCTGAGCCCTTCCAACCGCCCTTCCAGGAACACCCGCCATGCAACTGCCCCGTCAACTCAAGGACATGAGCGTCTTCAACGCCACCGAGTCCTTCGCCGGCCAGGCGACCAAGTTCACCCGGCCCAAGCTGGCCATCAAGACCGAGGAGTATCGCGGCGCCGGCATGCTGGGCACCGTCAAGCTGGACATGGGGCTGGAAGGCCTCGAGGTCGAACACGAGTACGGCGGCGACATGCCCGAACTGAACCGGGAATTCGGTTCGACCGACATCGATGGCAGCCAGCTGCGCTTCGCCGGCGCCTATCAGAACGACGCGACCGGCCGCTATGACGACGTCCAGATCGTCGTGCGCGGCCGTCATACCGAGATCGATTCCGGTACGGACGAGGTCGGCGCCAAGTCGGGCACCAAGTACAAGACGGCCTGCACCTACTACAAACAGACCCGCAACGGCCGGGTCGAGTTCGAGATCGACACGATCGCGGGCACCTTCATCGTCGACGGCGTCGACCGCCGCGCCGAGCTGCGCCGCATCATCAACTGATGACGGCGGGGCGCTTCCTTCCTCCGATCGCGGCCGCGCTCGAGCGCCAGCGCCAGGACGATATCGCAAGTCGTCAGGCCGCCGATCGCCACTTTGATCGATTCATGGCCGCGCTGACGCGGCGAACCAGTGACCCTCAAGCCGTGAGCGACCGCGTCGCGAACATAGGGTCAAACATGCGGGACACCTCCAATGGACACGAAAACCGAACCCAAGCCTGAGGCGCCAGCCTCGGCCGAGACCGCCGCTCCTGCGGAAAAGGCCCGATCGGGCACTGACAAGACGGGCCGCCCCTGGGCTCTGGTGACCCTCGATAACCCCCTCGACCGGGGAGGCACTGAGGTTGTCGATATCACCGTCCGCAAGCCGCGCGGCGGAGATCTGCGCGGCACCAAGCTGACCGAGCTCTACGCGGGCGACGTCGTCGCCATGTCGATCGTCCTCCCCCGGGTCACCGAACCCATGATCCACCGCAATGAGATCATGGAAATGGACGGAGAGGACATCGCCCAGCTGACCGGCGAGGTGATCCATTTTTTGCTGACGAAGTCGCAGCGGCGGGAGGCCTCCCTGACCGAGTAGAGGACGCCTTCGCGGACATCATGTTCGTGATGCACGGCTGGTCGAGGGAGGCCTTGGAGGCCCTCGACCTGGCCGACCTCTCAGAAGAGCGGGAGCGCGCGATCGCCCTGTGGAACCGGGTCAACGGCCCGAAGGACGAATGACGCATGGACCGCAATCTTCGCCTCAACCTGATCTTCAAAGCCTCTGGAAACGCGAAGACTTTCCTTCAAGGCGTCAAGGGCGAGAGTGACCGGACGTCCAAAGCGCTCGGCGCCGCCCGCGAGCGCGTCACGGATCTGCAGAAGAGCGTCCGCAACATCGCCGCCTACAAGCGCCTGCAGGGCGAACTGGGCCAGACCCAGGCGCGGCTGGCCGAGGCCCAGAAGGAAGCCCAGCGGCTCGGCCAGGCCCACGCCTCGGCCGACCGTCCGACCCGTCAGCTGACACGCGCCCTCGAGATTGCCCGCGACAAGGTGCGCGGCCTCCAGGAGCAGGAGCAACGTCGGCGGCTCGGACTGCAGGATCTTCGGGGATCACTGGCCGAGGCGGGTATCTCGACCAAGAACCTCAGCGGCCACGAGATGCGGCTGGCCCGCGAACTGCGTGTGGCCAATGGCGAGCTGCGCGAACAGGCGCGCCAACTCGAGGTCGTGGCTGCCCGTCAGCAGCGCCTGTCGGCCGCCCGCACGCGCTACGACAGCACCCAGCAGCTCGCCGGCACGATGCAGGGCGCCGGCATGTCGTCGGTCGCCGCGGGTGGAGCCCTGGCCGCACCCATGTTCATGGCGGGCCGGGAGGCCATGTCATTCGAGGACGGTATGCTGGACGTGGCCAAGGTCGTCGACTTCGAGACGCCCCAGCAGTTCCGGCAAATGTCGAACGATATCCTCGACCTCGCCACGCATATTCCCATTGCGACTGAGGGCCTGACCGCCATTGTCGCAGCGGCGGGACAGGCCAGCATTCCCCGAGCGGAACTGCTGGGGTTCGCCGAAGACGCCGCCAAGATGGGCATCGCCTTCGATACGACTGCCGAGCAGTCCGGGTCGATGATGGCCACCTGGCGGACGGCCTTCCGCATGACCCAGCCCGAAGTGCGCGGCCTGGCAGATCAGATCAACTATCTGGGCAACACCGGCCCGGCCACCTCCATGCAGATCTCGAATATCGTTACCCGCATCGGCCCGCTGGGGGAGGTCGCCGGCATGGCGGCGGGCGAGATCGCTGCCCTCGGCTCAACCATGGCCGGGATGGGGCTCAGCGATGAGATCGCCGCGACCGGCATCAAGAACACTGTGCTGGCCCTGACCAAGGGCGAAGCGGCCACCCGCATGCAGCGCCAGGCCTGGAAGGCCCTGGGCCTCGACGCCGTTACGGTGGCCAGGCAGATGCAACAGGACGCCGGCGGTACGATCCTCGACGTGCTGGGCCGGATCTCGAAACTTGCCCCCGATCGCCAGAGCGCCATCCTCACCCAGCTGTTCGGCTCGGAATCGGTTGGCGCGATCGCCCCCATGCTGACCAACCTCGAGCTCCTCGAGGAGAACCTCGGCAAGGTGGCGGACAGCAGCCTTTACGCCGGCTCGATGCAAAAGGAGTTTGAATCGCGCGCGAAGGCGGCGTCGAACGCCGTCCAGCTCGGCAAGAACGCCATCAAGGCGATCGGCGTCGAGATCGGGACGGCCTTCCTGCCCCAGATCAAGGCCGGGGCGATGTGGGTGCGCGACACCACGAACCGCTTCCGGGTCTTTGCTCAGGCCCACCCCGGGCTGATCAAGGTCGTCGGCACCCTGGTCGCGGTTCTCGCGGCGGGCCTCGTCGTGTTCGGCGGGCTGGCCATGGCCGCGGCGGCCGTCCTCGGCCCCTTCGCCCTCCTGCAGCTGACCCTGACACAGACAGCGGTCCTGTTCGGGCCGGTCCTCACCGGCCTGAAGCTGATGACCATGGGGGTCTGGAGGTTCACCGCCGCCCTGCTGGCAAACCCCATGGTGCTGATCGCCACCCTGATCATCGCGGCCGTCGCGGCCGTGGCCTATGTGATCTATCGGAATTGGGGCCGGATCGGGTCGTGGCTCAAGGGCCTGTGGGACGGCATCACGCGCACGGTCAGCGGCGGGCTGGGCCTGATCAAGGCCTACATCCTCAACTTCACCCCGCTCGGCTTCGTCATCCGCAACTGGCAGCCGATCGTCGGCTTCGTGCGCGCCCTGTGGAACCTGATCGGCCAGGCCGTCGGCCTCGGGCTCGACTATGCCAAATACCTGCTCGCCCGGTTCTCCCCGATGTCCCATGTCCGCAAGGCCTGGTCTGGCGTCACCGGTCACATCGCCGGCGTCTGGGCAGACGCGAGGGGCGTCGTGGGCAAAGGGCTCTCGGTGATCGGCCAAGGCCTCCTGCGCTTTACCCCGCTCGGCTTCATCGTCCGGAATTGGGATGCGATCTCGGGCTTTCTGCTGATGGCCTTCGACCGCTATCGGTCGACGGTCCAGTACGGCCTTGAGGCCATCGGGCAGCTGCTTCTCCGGTTCACGCCCCTCGGCTTCATCATCAGCAATTGGGGGCCGATCTCGGGCTTCGTCGTCGCGCTGTGGAACAGGGTGCGCGGCGCCGTGTCCTCCGGCATCGATGCGGTGCGGAACGTGATCCGCGCCTTCAATCCGCTCGAGGCGTTCAAGTCGGCCTTCGCCAACCTGTGGACCTGGCTGCAAGAGCTGCCCGGCAGGCTGCTGAAGGCCGGTGCGGACGCCATGGACGGCTTCGCCCGGGGCATCCGGGGCAGGCGGGCCGAAGTCCAGGCCGCGACGGCCGAGGTCGCCCGCGTGCCCGAGGCTACAACCCGGCGCGTCACCCAGACCCGCTCGCCCTCGCGCGTCATGATGAATGTCGGCCGGGACGTCATGTCCGGCTTCACCCTGGGCCTCGGCCAGGACCGACGCGGCCCGGCCGGCGTCATGGCCGGCGCGGCCGCCGCCCTGATCGCCGCCGGTGCGGTCAACATGCCCGGCGTCAGGGCAGGGGAGATCGAAGGGGCCGAGCGTGATGCCTTCGAAGCGGCCGCTGCGTTCGGCAGGGGTGATGCGACCGGCGTCGCGCGCCCGGCGTTCGACACGGGCCCCCGACTGACCGCACGCGCTGCGACCACGCCTGCGACCAGCGCGAGGCCCGCGGGGCCGCCCGCGATCGGCGAACTCAAGATCACCATCGTCCAGAGGCCGGGCGAGGACGCCGAGGCGCTGGCTCGCCGCGTGGCCGAGCTGCTCCGTAAACCGGACCTCTCGAGCTTCTCGGATGATCCCGACTATGGAGAGGCCTGATGTCTGACGCGGCCATGCTGATGTCGCTTGGGATGTTCGGCTTCTCGATCGACAGCGCCCTGTTTGACCGGTTGCGCCGCCGGCGCACCTGGCGGCATCCGACAAACGAACGCGTCAATGCGCGGGCGGCGGGCCAGTTTGCCGGGCCTGGCGATGATCTGATCGAGCTTTCGGGAATCCTCGCCCCCGGCCAGATCGGCAAGAAGGATGCCCTTGAGGAGCTCGCTGCCATGGCCGACACCGGCCAGGCCTGGACGCTCGTCGACGGCGAAGGCTTCGTCTACGGCGCCTTCGTCATTGAGGGTCTGGACGAGGGCAAGAGCAACTTCATCGCGGGCGGCATCGCCCTGCAGACGGACTTCAGCCTTCAGCTTCGGCGCATGCAGGATCCAGAAGGGCAGGACGCCCCGGCCGAGGCCGTGACGTGACGGCCCCAGGCTATGTCCATCGCCAGGCGGCCTATGACCTGGTGGTCGACGGCAAGAGCATCAGCGGCGACGTCTATCCCCGCCTGATCAGCCTCGGCCTGTCCGAGCGGCGTGGCGCCGATGCTGACGAGCTCGAGATCGTGCTGGACGATTCCGATGGCCGCGTGGCCATTCCCCCGGCCGGTGCCGAGATCTCGCTCAAGCTGGGCTGGCGCGACCTGGTCGACGGAGGTTCGACCACCCTGATCGACAAGGGCATATTCAAGGTCGATGCGCGCCGGCACTCAGGCACGCCCGATCGCCTGACGATCCAGGCCCGGTCGGCTGACCTGACCCGTGCCTTCCGCACCCGGCGCACCCAGACCTGGACGGAAACCACGCTGGGTCAGGTGCTGGCCGACGTCGCCGGCAGGAACGGCCTGCAGGCCATCGTCGCGGACGACAAGGCGGCGATCGAAGTTGCGCATCTGGATCAGGAGCGGGAAAGCGACAGTGCCTTCCTCGCCCGCCTGGGGCGGCTTCATGATGCCGTGGCCACCATCAAGGCCCGCCGCCTGCTGTTCGCTGCGGTTGGGTCCGGTGAGACGCCGGGCGGCACGGCCATTCCGCCGGCGTCTCTCACGCGCAGCGACGGGGACCGGCACGACTGGGAGGCGGCCGAGCGGGACACCTATTCCGGCGTCATCGCCGTCTGGCAGGATCGATCGGCCGCCACGCGCAAGGAAGTCCTGGTCGGTTCGTCCTCTAACCCCAAGCGCCTCGGCAGGATCTACGGATCGGAGCGGACGGCCCGCCGCGCGGCCGAGTCGACGTTCAAGCGCCAGTCTCGATCCGGCGCACGCTTCAATCTCAGTCTCGCCCGGGGCCGTCCGGACCTGTTCCCGGAACAGAAGCTCTCCCTGTCTGGCTGGAAACCGCAGATCGACGCCGCCGATTGGCTCATCGTCGAGACGCGCCACACCCTGAGCGGCAGCGGCGGCCTGACCACCAGCCTCAATCTCGAGCTCGGCGGCTCCCGTTCATCCCCGGGCTGAGCCCGCCCGCCGCCATAACTCACGGTTCTTTTATTCTGACGGCAGGGAAGGTTTCTGTTATGACAAGCGCAGGGGCAAAGTCGGGGTCAAACATGCAAGACACGCCCACTGCGGCCGCCTCGAGCGGTGGCAGGTTCTCCAGTGATCACCAGCCCGCGGCCTTCAAGGAGCCCGGGCGGCGCTTCGGCAGCCACATCCAGACCAAATGCCCGCACTGTCGCGCACCCGCCAAGGTGCGCAGCTCCAAGGAGCTGACGCCCTTGTTCAAGGAGCTCCGCCTGCAGTGCACGGATCTCGAGTGCGGCCACACCTTCGTCGCCAGCCTGACGATCGACCGCACGATCGTGGCGTCGGCCCGCCCCAACCCGGCGATTCGCCTGCCGGTCGGCAACGCGAGGCCGACAGCGCCGGCGAACGACATCTGACCCATCCGGGTCGTCGATTCCGGAACATCCAGGCGACAAAAGTTGGAATGGGGATCAGGAGCGAGTTGGAATGGCTACTCGCCCAAAAAGGCGGGCGCGCCACTTAATCCTGAATTTGCTAAGGAAAAAGTGGCGCGAGTGACGGGGCTCGAACCCGCGACCTCCGGCGTGACAGGCCGGCACTCTAACCAACTGAGCTACACCCGCGTTTCCCGTTCAGGCGTCGCCGCCCGAAGGAGGGCGTCGTTTAGGCGGGGCCTCGACCGACGTCAAGCGGGTCGAGGCCCCATTTTTTCATCAACCGGCCGGAACTGTTTGAACCGGCGGCGCGGACGTCCCGGTTGGCTCGGCCGGAGCGGACGGACCGGTCAGGGCTTCGGGCTGTACAGCCACCGCAGGCGGGGGCGGTTGATACCGGACGCTTTCGCCGGGCCCAAGGGGGAGCTGGAAGGCGGCCCAAAGGCCCGTCAGGATCGCCCCGGTGATAGAGAAGGCGATCGAATAGGGCAGCATCACCGCCATCAGGCTACCGAGGCCGAACTCTTTCACCCACCGTTGGGCGAAGGTCAGGATAAGCGGGAAGTAGACCATCAGTGGTGTGATGATGTTGGTGGTCGAATCGCCCATGCGGTAGGCGGCGGTCGTCATATAGGGACTGACGCCGACCAGCATCAGCATCGGGACGAGTATGGGCGCGAGGAAGGCCCATTTGGCCGAGGCCGAGCCGACGAAGATGTTGACCAGGGCGGCGACGACCACGATCGAGACCAGCAGGATGAACAACTGCAGCGCGCCGATAGGGTCGGTCGACCCCGGCTCGATGCCCGACAGCAGGCGGATCTGCTCAGCGCCTGCGACCGCCATGATCGGGCCCAGACCTGACCAGTTGAACAAGGCGACGAAGTGGGCCGCGACAAAGGCGAGGACGATATAAGGGCCCATGTCGGCCATGGCCTGTGAGGTCATGCGGACGATGTCGCGATGGCTTCGGATGGTCTTGGCGACGATGCCATAAGCCACGCCGGTCAGCAGGAACATCAGGAAGAAGGCGGCGACCAGCGAGTGGTAGAAGGGCTGAAGGCGCGCAGCCTGGGTTTCACCCTCGGGATCGATGAGGGGCGCCGAGGGCGACAGGACCAGCCAGGCGAACAGGCCGATGACCAGCAGGGCCGCAAGGCCGGCCCAGACGAGGCCTGCACGCTCGCGGCTCTCCAGCGGCTTTTCGGCGTCCTCGATGGGCGCACCGGCAATCGGGGTCCAGGTTCCGAGGCGCGGCTCGACAATCTTGTCGGTCACCCACCAGCCGACCGGGACGAACAGCAGGGTCATGCCCGCGATGAACCACCAGTTGCCGGCGATATTGATCGAGAACGACGGATCGACCAGCTGCGCTGCCGGCTCGGTCAGGCCGAGAAGCAGCGCATCCAGCTGTCCGGGGAAGATGTTGGCCGAGAAGCCGCCGGACACGCCGGCAAAGCCCGCCGCGATCCCGGCGATCGGGTGACGCCCGGCCGCAGCATAAATGGCCGCCGCCAGCGGGATCAGAACTACATAGGCCGCATCAGCCGCGTGGTTGGCGACGATGGCGACGAAGATCACGATCGGGGTCAGCAACGCCCGGGGTGCCTTGGACACACCGGCCTTCATCGCCGACGAGAACAGGCCGGTCCGCTCGGCCACACCGGCGCCCAGCATCACGACCAGAACGTACCCAAGCGGGGCAAACCCGGTCAGTGTTTTCGGCATGTCTTCGAACAGGCGACGAAGATTCTCTCCGGAGAACAGACTTTGGGCCGCGATGACGTCACCCGTGATGGGGTTCAGGGCCTGCCAGCCCTGAGCGGCAGCGAAGACGCTGAATCCCATCAGCCCCAGAATGAGCCAGACAAATATGAAAACCGGGTCGGGCAAGCGGTTGCCCGCCTTTTCCACCCCGTTAAGCAGCCAATTGCCGATACCCAT